GTCAGATGCTGTTGTGCAGTTCAGCCGCTGGAATGCGGAGCCTGTGAGTACGTAGTCGTTTTGATTAGCTGTGATGGCTGCCGGTGTCGAGGATGCGAACGCCAGAGACCCTTCAGTTTTAAGGTATCGAGTCGCGTAGAAATGCTGCTGCACCGAGGACGAGTTGCCGATGACGACTGTATTAGCACCCTCGCCAATGGCAAGGTAGCCAATCACAATACTGTTCGAATCGGAGTTGTTTAGACCTCTAGACGATGTGCCAATATACACACTATTAGCTGGTGTGGTTAATGCTGTGGAACCGTTGGCATGGAAGCGGCCAGCTTCGGCTCCGACAGCTACATTGTTTGCGCCGGTTGTAATTCCTGCCCCTGCAAAAGTCCCAACAATACTATTGTTATTTGCGGATGTAACGGCTACTCCCGCAGAATTTCCAACAAAAGTATTGCCGCTTGCAGTTAGTGCAAAACCCGTATGGTATCCGACACATACATTTTCAGAACCTGTTTTGCATGCGTACAATGCAGCCCTTCCTAGTCCAACATTTTTTCCACCGGTAGTAACAACTACCCCGGCAAGGTTGCCGAGCAACACATTTTGTGTGCCCGTTGTCATTGCAGTCCCAGCAGTGTACCCGATGCTTACATTTTCAGATCCGCTAGTAATTGCAGCTAACGCAGACACTCCAATCGCTGTATTAGTCGCAACCCCGCTAGCACCGAGTCCAACTGTAAGCGTGTCGATCACTACCTTGCCGGGCCCGCCAGTCGTTGCCTGCGCTCCTGGTGTAATCGTAATACTGCCACCAGCCCCGCTTGTCACCCCATCAGCCGCTTTAATCGTGATGCTTGCCCCGGCCCCAGACGATGCGCTATTCGGCTGGCTGAGCCCTTCAGCGACAATAGCTGCAACAGTGGCCTTACCCGATGGTCCACCACTTGGCGTGACGGGTAGCAAGTCAGTATCTGCTACCGTTCTTGCATCTAGTTCATCGATTCTTTTGCTGGGCATTGTCTACCTCACTGCCAGATAATGTAATCTGTTGCACCGTCGAATATCAAAAAGTCAGTAGCACCCTGCCAGAGCAGGCCATCGATTGGGCCTGATGTTGCTGGCGCTGAAGGCCCGACTCCCAATAATGGTAGACTCATAATACACCGGCGTTTGTAGCTAATCTGGTAAGCGTTGCGATGATATCCGTCATGGTTGACGCTACGTCAGAATCAGTACCGGCAAGCGCCCAAACATTCGCAATATGATAGTTGCGGCGCTGATCTCCAAGAATCCAGCCGGTAGGGCTTGCCGCGTCGCGTCGAGCCGAGCGAAACCATGCTTCCGCCGTTAACGGTTGCTCGATTCCGTTACCATTGAAAACTAACGACTCGACAACCCATAACGGGAAAGTCTGCGCTGGTACGGCTGGCGTAACAATTGGCGTTGTCGCTGGAATATCCGCCATAACAATTCCTCCACTTAAATGCCAATTATACGCTGATTTCCAAATAACACAAATGACCGGCCACGTTTACCGCGCCGCCTAAGCTTAGGTTCAGGGCTTCGCCTGACTCCGTTTGAAATAGGCCATACGCTCCGCCCGGAGCCATGATTCCGATTGACGCCGACGCGCCACCTGAAGCCGCAAGGCTCATCGGTCCAGATAGCGCCGTCGATGCCGATTGCCATGTTGCCGTAACGGAACCCGCCGCAACGATCACATAGGAAACGACTCGAATGCGTTTACCGGCAACAGCCGCAACAATTGTGTTACTTCCGCTGGCGCTTGCGTTGATAGCTGCAAATTTCATAATTAAACATCTCCCAATCTAATTACATTATATCGTAATGGCAGTCCCGAAAGTGCCGCCAGTTGTGGCATTAGATCACGCAATGTCTGGCTCAATCCTAATCGAGCGTAAACGACTTCGAGGTATGCGCCGTAAAAAGCTCTTTTGCGCAACCCTACGCGGATTTTGCCTTCCCGCATAACGTCCTCGATCGACTTTTTTGTCATTGCAACATTGTTTTGCAAGTTGCCCGTATCCTTACGCGGGTATTCCCCTGGCATTGATCGTTGCACAACCTGCACAGTTTTTGTCGAGCCATCACGACGCAATCGATTCACGCGGATTGCGCCAACGGGCTTACTTAATCGGCGTTTGTGTTCCTCGATAAAAAATGCGGCCGCGCGCAACAGATTTTGAGCCTGCAAGCGTGTTAATCCGCGTGCGGGACCGCCAGCACTACGTGCCAAAGCTTGCGCCACGCCTACGCCAATTGAGGCCATTAAACGGCAACCTCGCCATAGGTAAGATGTCCGCCCGCAACGTGAGAACCATTCAGATATAGAATAAGATCCTCACCAACTCCCGTTTGCAATACCGGCATCCCCCCGGCTGGCCAATTGTCGCCTAAGTGAATTGCCGCGCTGCTACTAGCTGACATATGCAATTGTCCGCTTAATGCGGTAGTGCCCGACTTCCAAATAAAATAATTGCTGGCCGCAGAAAACAAAATGTAAGCATAGATACGAAACCTCTTGCCGGGAATTCCAGTCAAAATAACATTATCGCCAGAGGTAGCCGTATCGATGATTGCTGTTTTCATGGGCGCATCCTAGATATTCGCTGATACGGTCCAGCAAGGGATTGTTGCGCTTGTTGTAGTTTTGTTATTTGATCGGTGAGCATCGACAAATATGACGCCCACGATACCGACTGGCCATTCACGCTATAATCCGGTTTTGGATTGAGCGTGATATCCTTGATTGTTGCGGCGACTTGATTGATCGCCGTGTTCAAATCGTCAACGGCCGCCATTAGCGCGCTCCACTTTTGGATTCCGGCATCGGTTCAAGTCATAATAATCGCGGTACTTTTGAGCCGCGTCGTTTTCGTCTCTCGCCTCGACGTGCAATGTCGGACAAAGCGGGTAACTTACTTTGAACACGCCAAAAGCCTGCGCTGTGGCAGGCTTTTGCGTGATGCCACTTAATTTTGACATCAGGTCACTCCATTTTTGTTACAAGAATCAGTTGGTGTTACGCACAATGTGCCATGGGCTCCACACGCTAGGTATACCGCGTTCGTTGGCGAAATAACTTGCGACAATGCCCTTGTCGAGCATTTCATACTGGTTAGGTGCGCTTTGGGCAACCGATAGCGGGTAGTTCTGCATGTAGCGGAACGACTTGCCTGATTGGAGCATCCACCAATATTCGTCGGCGTTAGCCTGGCTAAGAGCCAAACCGCCATCAACTGCGGCCGCAGTGCAGACCTGTTCAAGCAATGGGCTTGAAAGGATCTGGAATTGGCCGGAGTAAGGGTTGCTACCCGTAACACTAATGTTAAGCGGGTTGCTGGTTGTTTGTGCAGGAGAAGCGCCAGCGCCCGTTCTGCGTTCCGTGCTGGTAGCGGCGATGATCAAATTTGCGGTTGCGATTTTGGCGGGATTCACCAGAATCGTATCCGGAGTGATCAGGATACGCTTGCCAGTGCCCGGATCTTGCATACGTGCAAATCTCAGCATATCCGCCTGAAGAGCGGTCCAGTCCGTAAGTGGATTGGAAAGATCGTTCAGGTAGCCAACAGCGTTCAACGTGGTTGAGTAGGTGTTATAGGCCGTGCCAGAATAATTAAAGCTATTCTGAGCGCCGGTCACAAGTCCGAGGATCTCCAGTTCGCGACGATAACCGAGTTCTTCGCCCACGCTAGCCGCGACATTAAGAATATCGCCGGTAAGGTCGAAAAACACAGTTTCCTTATACACGTCAACGGCCAACGCGTTTTCGCGGGTTTCCGGAGTCGTCACATAACGCTCGTTGAATTGAGCGCGCGTGTGGGATTCGCCTGGCAAACGCTTTTTGGCCTTGTCGCCAATGCGGTTCACGCCAATAACTTTTTGACCGTTCAGTTTTGTCGGTTCGGCTGGACAAATTGTGTCGCCGATAAAAACTGGATTCTTGAAGGCTTCGAGGATTTTAACCTCGACCAATCCGCCAACAACGCTTGTAAACGTGTTGATGTTCAAAAACGCGGTAGGATCCACGCCGATACCAGATTCGATCAGTGACCGGCTATCGGTGCCAGCTTCAACCAGCGATCGAGCCGTGGTATAGCGTCCCATTTCCCGGCTATCCGGGTTGAACAAGGTACGCCACGTTGGGCCAACGATAGCCTCAGCCAATTCGGCAAGGCTGAAGTTTTCGGCGCGCAAATGGCGATCCTTGAGAACGCGGTTTCCAGCCATGTCCCGATGATCTGAACCGTTGGCATCGCACAAGCCAAGGCCTTGACGCATTTCTGTTAGGAAACGCCAGCGGCCGTTACTTTGCTTAACTCGCGACTCGAACAAGTCGCGCATCTTGATAACATTAATCATTTCAAATTCCCCCTTGTGATTTTGTTGTTACGATCCGATTGTCGCATACCATGCCGCGCCGTCGCAGAAAAAGATACCGGTTTTTGTGGCGGCAACCGAGCCGATGGTCGTTCCGCCAGCGTTCTTCACCGTGAAAGCATGGGTAGCGGCCGCAGTGTTCACAATGTAGAAAACAAGGCCTTTAGATGACGCCACGGCTGGCAAGTTCACGTCACGGCCAGCCGTTGGAGTGCCGACTTGGATCGTTGCAGATCCAACGGTAAGCGTAGTAGCGGCACCAGCGGCCAAAGTACCAGGGCCAACAATTTGAGCTTCGCCCAAAGCGCGGACGTTTGGATTAGCAAAAGCAATTTGATTTTTGCCTAGCAACCGAACGCGCACCGTAGTTGTCGCGCTGGAATATTTCTGAACAACATAACCAATTGCAAGGTTAGGTTGCGAAACAGCAACAACCGCTTGATCACTAATAGCGCCAACGGCTGCCGCACCTGAAGATACCACGCCTACCAGATCGCCAACTTCAAAAGTTGCGCTGGCGCAATCGGCTTCGTAAATTACGTCGGTTGCAATCACGATACCGGTGATTGGAAAGTCCGGATAACCGGTTGTCGTTTGAGCCGCGATACGACCTTGTTGCGATGCGCCGACAAATGATGCGGCGATCGTGGCCTGATCGATCAGCGCAGTACCAGAACCGGTAGCGGCCGACAATGGAACAGCCGCAGTACCATTCCAATACAACAGATCGCCAATGCTAATCTGCGTGGATGCTGGCACGTTAAGAACGGTTGTGACAACCGGTCCGGGGAGAACAAACTTAGATCCGCCAAAAGTCGATCCCATTTCAAAACTCCTTAAATAATTATGTTAGGAACGCAACCATGCGAACATATCTGATCCAGCGGGAATCTTTGATTCCGCAATTGGAGCAATGTAGCCGGATGATTTTGGCTTGCTTGACTTTTGAGCCAATGCAATCCTACGGACTTGTCGTTGAGCCGCTTCTTTTGGCAACAGTGCCAAATCAGAAACAAGCGATTCTGTTAGCGTGATGCCAGCTTCGTGAACAAGCTTTGCGACATATGCCCGGCTTTCCATGGACTTTTTGTCGTTCTTCTCGTCCTTCTTTTTGGCGTCCGCTCCATAGCCATCGCCTTCCATGGCCTTCTTTTCGTCATCTTCGGAAGGTTCTTCTGATGGAATTTCTTCCTGTTCGTCAATTTCGGAATCGTCAGATTGACCGTACATGGCGTCAACAAGTTCTACCAGGGCCTTCACCTTGCTGGAAGTGTCGCCTTCGCCATTGATGATTTCAGCGGCTTTTGCGCCGAACTCAGCGTTATCGGCTTCCATGGTTTTCTTTGGCTCTGGTGCCATCATATCGGCTTCCATCTTCTTCTCAGGTTCCATTGCGGGCTCCTTTTTGATGCTTTCGCTTAGTGATTTTGTTGTTGCCGGATCGGCCACAACATCAACATGACGGACTTCCACAATCTTTGAAACTACAAAAATACCGTCTTTTTCGTCGCCTTCGCCTTGAGCGTTATGTGATAGGCCGAAAGCGTCTGGCATGCGTTCGGCGGCTTCGCAGATTCGAGCGGCCATCGGATGAGTTGTCAAGAATTCAAGATCGCCGTAAAGGCCTTCGCCTTC